GATGGGTCAAATGAAACTGAAGTTATGGCAGATGTGCTACGCCATAAACCAGATGCCAAAATAATTGTTCCAGTAAAAGCACCACCGCCACCATTAAGGTCATTACCACTAAGAACTCTAAAAGTTTTGAATTTATTAGTATTGGCATAATCTAAAATATCTATAACTACTCCACCAAAAGTGTTAGTTACCGAAGCGGCAGCAGCAGTAGCAAACCAACCTAAGTTCATACTTGTCGCACTACTCCCAGCATCAGTACTAGCGCTTGTTCCATTTCCATAAAGCCAGTGCCAAGCATAGTTAGAACCAGTATCACCATTAACTCTTGTATAAAGTTGGTCAATAGAAAAATCTGTTCTAGTTCCGCGAGCAATACCTCTAATTTGTAAATGTGTATAGGTAGCAGGTATAGAAGTAAACTCAATATTAGCAGCACCGCCACTACCAACAGATACAGTAGCGATGGACTCATAATCACTTGCGGCGGCAAACTTAGATGAAGCAATAATGCCTAGGATTGGACTCACGCTATATCACCTACTGCATACCAAGAATCGGTATCGCGCTTGATCAGTGTCATTGCTGAGTATTGCACTCTGCACTTTGGTGTAGCAGAGGTAGCACCAGTAGATACAATCGTTGTAGTACCAGAAGTGACTGCATTTACAGTTACTTGACCAGCACCAATTTGAATGATGTTCAACTGAGTTCCGATAGGAAATGCTACTGAGGCATTGGTTGGGATTGAGTAGGTCTGAGCAGCAGCATTGCTTGCTGTGACCAGCTTGTTATCAGCATCTGCTAAGACGAAGGTGTATGTGGTACCAGTCTGTGCATTAAATGCTAATGCAGCACTGGCAGATGTAGTTCCGCCTACTAGATTAACTGCCATTAGTTACCCTCACTTCCAAAGGCACTAAAGGATGATGTGCCTGTAGTTGAATAAACTGTTATTACATCTGTGTTTGCTAAGGTAATTCCAACGGTAATTGCTAGTAGAGATCCGCTAGGAACCTGAACTCCATAAGCAATATAGTGCAAGTTTGCAAGGGTTGCTCCTGCTGGTCTTACAGCTACTCTAATGGTATCTGCTGCTCCACCAGTATTGGCTACATTTAGCGTAGATACTATGGTGGCATTAGTTGCTGTATAAAGCGTTGTGGCAGTTGCAGCCGTAGGTGCGCTTTGCGCTAGAACTTTATATGTTGGCATTAGGCAATATCTCCAATCACTGTCCAGGAATCTGTACCAGTCTTGATAATGCTTGCTGCTGAATACTGCGCTCTGGTCTTAGGCGTAGTAGCAGTTGCTCCTGTAGATGTGATAGTCACACCGCTTGCTCCTTGGATAGTTACTTGCCCTGCTCCGATTTGTTGAACATTGATAATTGCGCCAGTTGCGTATGCAACAGTTGCATTTAGCGGCACAGTCAGTGCTATGGCAGCAGCATTACTCAAGGTAACTAAGCGACCATTATCGGTTATTACTAAGGTATATGTAGTTCCAGTCTGGGCATTAAGAGTTAAGTTCTGCCTAGCATCATTGATAGTAGGCGTATTAAGAATTGGGCTGGTTAGCGTCTTGTTAGTCAGTGTATCTGTTGTATCTTTACCAACCAAGGTATCTGTTGCTGCAGGCAGGGTTAGCGTTGTAGTTCCTGCTACTGCGCTTGCTTGGACTGTTGTGCTACCAGAGGTAGAACCAGCAAAGCCTACGTTTGTTACAGGCGATATGGATGCCTTGAAAGCATTAAGATCATCGCTAGTTAAGACGTGCTTGACTGTTGCACCTGCGGTATGTTGCACACCAGATGTTCCAGCACGTGCTCTTACGATTGTAAAAGTATCACTTGATGCTGCAGTTACGAATACAATTTCTTCGTTAGTGGTATCAGGGTCTAGAGCAACAGTGAACTGGTCTACGTTACCTGCTGCTAATGTGACTCCACCGAGTAGGGCAGAGCCAGTTCCTGAAGCCACAGTCATTGTTGTGGCACTAGACGATATGGTTGAGGCAAGAGTCGTCTCAACGCTAATTGACGAGTATTGTCTGGTCACGGGCCTTCCTTACTTGGTATAGTGGATACGAATTGGATACTTGTCTTGCAACTTCAACGCTTCTTCCTGTAGGCGCTGTTGATACAAGGCAAAAACATAACGAGAAGCAGATGCACCAGAGTTATATGGGTTCTTGGTGTCATTAAGATCAGCCTCAGCGCTGGATAGATTTATACGACCAGCGTCAAGGAAAGAGAGAAGTTTGTAGCAAGCACCGAGTATAGTGACATCAACAGAGCTATCAGGTAGACCAGTAACGTCAGCATAGTCATCGGTACTAGCATCAAGGGTATTGGCTGTTGTTGTGTACCAGACCTGAACGGTACGACCAGGTTGTATGTTTTCATAGATGTTCACCGTATTGTTAGTGTTAAAGGTTGCAGCACTTGCCATTGGGTCTGCTCTCCAACGGTTAATAGGTAACCATTCCTGAGAAGAACCTGTGGTCTGCCAAGACATATACAGGATTGATTCCAAATCATCAGGCAGAGCGTATGTAGTCTGAGAAGCATTAAAGGTAAAGGTTGTTGAACTTACTGCCCATAGTCTAGGGAAGTATGAATTGATAGTATCGTTGATAGCTTTCTTGATAGATACTCTTGGGAAGGTTGGAGCCAAAGTTACTTGAGCATATCTAGCGTGAGGTGATGCTGTTGTTCCTTGGAAGCCGCGACCAATCGGGTTAGTCGGAGCACCCATTACGTTAAGAGTATTTGTGGTCTTATTGAAAGAATCAACCCAAATTAACTCATCATCAATTTCAATTAGACCTTTGGCAAGGTTGTCTGTAGAACCAACTTGAACTTCTAGACTGGTAGTTGTCAGACCAGCAGTGTTATTGACATAAGTGATGCGATCTTGACGGAGCGAATAACCTTGTAGGTTAGTCCTCACCTCGTCTATCATCTCGGACAGTGTTGGCATTGTTTCCTTCCGTATACCAGCCATCTTCCCAGAGCGTCATTAGTCTCTGGAAATAGTATTCATATTGCTTTGCTATAACATCTACTGAGTAGAGCGATATAGCCCTATCTCTAATAGCCTGTCTATCTAAGTTCTTGACATTTTGAGTGGCAAGAATAAATTCTTCTACGTTGCGACATCTATAACCTGTCACACCTTGAACTACAGTTTCAGTAAATGCACCCCAGTCTGTAGTAATTACTGGAGTTCCGCAGGCTTGTGATTCAATGTTCACATTACCAAAAGGTTCTAAGTAAAGCGTTGGGACAAATGTAGCTATCGCTCCACCCATCAACTCTGCACGCTTCTCAGGTCCTACTGGACCTAGATACTCACCATAGTTTGGTATGTGTGGTCCAGGACCTGCAAAGATAAGTCTTGCTCCGATGGTCTTGCAGATATGCGCTGCAATGTCTATACCTTTTCTCGGAATCATTCTTCCGACATACAGGTAATAGTCTCCATCACCTTTGCCCATTGGGAACATATCAGGATCTAGATAACCTGGAATCACCGCATCAAAGAATGAACCGTCTACTTGAGCAGCATTCTTATGCTGAGCATAGATTGCGTGCATCCAAGCATAAGATTCATAAACTCTATATTGAGCAAATACTCCTGCGTATCCAACACCAAACTCTACTGTCATCATATTTGGCAGTGCATCTGCTATTGGCTTATGACTTGCTCCACCAATTACACAGATAAAGTCGTGCTTCTCTGCTCGCTTCTTAATCTCAGCAGCAGCTTTCTTATTAAACTTTTGCCAGTGAGGTAAACGATAATCAAACGGTGCTTCAACGTAAGGCTTATTACCTACAACGATTCTTCGTTGTGTCTCAGAGATACAAGAGATGTGCTCATCTACTTGAGCTTCATTCTCATCGCCTGCATATAGGTAGACCGTATGGCCTAACCCTTTCATCATATTACAGAATCTGCGAACCTTTTCAGTGTACGCACAACCTGCGAATTCTTTAGTTACCTGTGTGTGGGGTAGAGCTACTACGTGGAATCTCATACCATAATTCTACTGAAAGCCTTGGAAATCAGAGACTAACTCGCCGCGTAAATCTGAGAATCCATCGTGCTGAATTACCAGGTTTGGATGGGCAATATAGGCGTTAGTCCTGTTAGCCCAGAGCCTATAGGCCACATCTATCCACTTATCAAACTCTCTGGCTATCTGGATAAATAAATCTACCTTGGCAGGATTTACACAATAGGCTTGGGTTCCTGTTGAAACTACCTGTCTAACCCAGTGCTTATTGACTGGCTTAGTCTCATTCTTGATAGCTCCCAGATAGAAGATATCCCAATCTTGCGGCAGGTCTGCCATATATTCATCTAAAGATTGTACGAAATCTTGTCTAAATTTAGCATCATCTTCACAGATAAGAACCATCTCATCTGGCTTTATCTTTCGCAGAACCTCTATGTGGCTTAGTCTGCCAGCCACTATTGGGTCCATACCTAGGAGCTGTCCATCCATAGCTGAATGCACTTCAAAGTCAAAGCCAACTGTTTCGGCTTCTTTGCGGAACTGCTCTAAACGATCTGAACGCCTATTGACATTGATAACGATAACCCTGTCAAAGTATTTCACATACCGCCTAGCATCAAGATATCTGGTAGCGCAGTAGCATTAGTTCCACTAGCACCCGTAGGCCCTGTAGCACCTACTGGTCCTGTCGCTCCTGTTGCTCCGACATCACCTTGAGGACCTGTTGCTCCAGTCGGTCCAGTAGCCCCTGCGGGGCCAGTAGCGCCAACAGCGCCAGCTGGACCAGTAGCCCCAGTAGGTCCAATATCACCTGTTACTCCTTGCGGTCCTGTTGCCCCAACTGGGCCAGTTGCTCCCGCTGGACCCGTAGGCCCCGTAGGACCTTCAATACCTTGTGGGCCTGTAGCCCCTGTAGCGCCCGCAGGGCCAGTAACACCTGTCGGTCCGACATCTCCAGTCACTCCTTGTGGTCCAGTGGCTCCTATAGGGCCTGTAGGCCCTGCTGGACCCGTTGCACCTACTGAGCCTTGTGGTCCTGTTGCACCTGTACTACCAGTTGGACCAGTAGCTCCGACTGGGCCTGTAGCACCGATAGGTCCTGTAGCACCTGTAGGACCTGTATCACCAGTAGCACCTACAGGACCAGTTGAACCTGTGGCTCCTGTATCGCCTGTAACTCCTTGAGGACCAGTGGCACCTGTTGCGCCAGTGCTACCTGTAGGACCAGTTGGTCCTGTCGGACCAGTGGCTCCAGTTGTACCTGTTGAACCTGTTGGTCCAGTAGGACCAGTAGAACCAGCAGGACCAGTAGGACCTGTTGGACCAGTTGCACCTGTAGCACCACCAGCACCTTGCGGTCCTTGATCTGCTGAGAACTCTACTGCAACTTGTGGAGTGATGGACTCAATTACGATAATTGTACTCAAGTAGTCACAGCTCCTGTCACAATAAATTTACCTTCAAGAATCCTTGTTACCACTGAGCCTGAATCTAAAACTAAATCATAAGCATATCTACCAGCATCAATATCGCCTGTAATAGTAGATGACAGAGTTACAGTAACTCGTCCATTTATTGCATCAAAAACCATACGACCATTAGCAGTAGAGGCAACGACAGTTGTAGTAGATGCACCAACGAATGGGCGCACTGTCATAGTTCCTGTATAGCCAGTTAGGTTCCAAGGAGTGGATGTACCACTTACGTTATTCTGTACTTGGAACTGAAAATTAAATGTGGTGCTCTGGTCACAGACCAGATTATATTTCGCACTCATCAGGTAGAGACCGCTCTGAGAGCTGCCGCTGCAGGTAAGCCAGAAGTAGAAGCGATGTAATTACATACACCACTAAAATCAAGCCAATCGGCTTTAGAAGCGATGCCAGCAATTTCATTTAAGACTCCTACGGTATCTGTTACGGTAAGAGTGACGCTACGTTGCGCTGCCCATTCTTGGGCTGCTTTAGCCATATCAACCATATCGGCAGCAATCCGATAGGTTCCAGCATTTGCTAAACGATTTAACTCTGCATTGAGAGTAGTACCTGCAACTCCTAGTGCCACTGTTTACTCCTTACTTCTTTTTTCTTGCTACTGCTGCGTTATCAATTAAATTTGGATAAGGTCTTCCTGCAGCCTTTGCTCGTTTCTTAGCAGCAGTTTTCTGTGCAGGTGTTAATTTCTTTGATGTCTTCTTTGGGTTCTTTGTTTCCCAGAATGGTTTCTTCTTCACCACTTCACCTTATCTGCCCAATATGCGGCGCTCATCTTGCCTTTAGCAATGTTCTTTGAATGTCTTGCTTTGAACGATTTCTGTCTAGCAGTAGGTTGCTTATCGCCGCTTACGCCTTGTTGTCCGAATCGGATTGTCTTGACTTGAGATCCTTCTTTGGCAACGACAACGTGGCTTTTAGTTGGGTGGCTAGGCGTACGCTTGGGTTTGTTGAAGCCCGCAACGCCAGCTCTTGCAAGACGCGAATCACGCTTTGTTTTTCTTTCCATACTCTCCGTACTTTCCTAAGACGGCACGGACTGTGCCATTCTTGTTAAGTCTAACAATCAATCCGTTTTTAATTTGGACAGAGTTAAAGCCTCGGTGTGTCTTGTGTTGCCCAGAAGACATTACTTCTTTTTCTTCTTCTTAGACATACCTGCTTCAGATAGAGCGATTGCTACAGCCTGCTTACGGGACTTAACTTTCTTGGCAGACTTGCCGATATTAAGTTCGCCCTTCTTATACTCACGCATAACCTTAGCGACTTTCTTAGCGCCTTTTGCTTTCTTCACTTTGCAGGCTTTCCTGGAGCACCAGTCATTAGCTTGTCATAGGTCATAAAAGGCTTATCGTTGGTATCAGAAGGCCAAGGTAGGTATTCGTTCTCTTCTGCAACATACTTGCTGTCATATTGCTTTGGGTCATTTGCTGGCATTTTAGTTCTCCTTGAACATTAGTGTGTTTCCGTCAAAGGCTTTACCAGCCTCATTAGATAACATCATTGCTGCGTCTATATCTTTTTTCTTGGTGGATATTGGTTCTACTCCCTGCCTTACAGCAGAGTAGTAAGAATCCAATTCTTTGTCCCAAGTCTTTTCCTTGTCTTTATCCCAACCTCGTCTAGTAGGAAAGCATCCTGTAAATCCGAAGTTTGCTTCTTGTAGGCAGTCAGAATAAGATTCGTGGTCTTGGGTCTTGCAACCAGATCTGCAATTAGAATTTGTCATAGTTGTGTAAGGTACTCCGAGTATCCTGCGTCTATAAAGATTTGGGCTTGAGCATCACTGATTGTATTGGTAGTTCCGCCAAGATAGTATGAATCAGCAGCAGCCAGTGTGTCTTGGCTTGGTGTCTGCTCTGTGGTAACAGTAGTTCCATTAACTATGAATGTATAACCGCGAGGAATATCAGTAAGGAATGGATTGATAGTTCCTGTTATTGAACCACCAGTTATTGGCCTACCAGCAAGGCGAGCGTATGGAGTGAACTGAGTGTAATCAGCGCCCCAAGTTTCCCAACGCCAAGGCGTTGTCAATGTGTATGGCATTTCTTCCTTTCAGAATTAACTCACCACCAGGCAGGATTTCTAGGCCCTGCCCGATAGTCAATCAACTACTAGTTGATAGAAGTTGCAGTCTCAATACGATATAGAGATGCTTCACGAAGACGTGCGAAACCACCGAAGTAGTACCAGCCGATGGTGCGGAAACGGCGCAGAGCGTCAATTTCTGGACCAATTACAACTGATGTATCCTGAACGGTTGCTTCAGCAAGTGCTTCACGACCAGCAACAATCGCTGAGTAAACAGTGACGGCTGGTGATTGTGTATTTGCAGCAGATGGAACGCGAGGCGTTTCAACAATGAATGCGCCTTCAAGAACGCCGACTGCTCCAGCAACGAACGGAGTACGATCAACGTACTTGGTTAGTTCCTGGAATCCACCAGTGCCTGATTCGGCACGAAGGTCAGCAGACTGACGTGGGTGTAGGTATGCAGCATAGAGTTCTCCGATACGAGGAACTGCCTTGTTGCTGCGGAGTTGAACAACAGCCTTACGGATGTTAGCTGCAGTGATGGTACCTGAAGAGGTGATTGAGTTGGTACCAGTTGCTGTTCCACCGTAGATTACGTTAGTTCCAGTGGAACCAGTAAGAACGGATGCTACAACGCTATCAATAGAATCAGCAGCGTTGTAAGCAATGATGTCAGCAAGAGCTGAATCAACATCGTTGAAAGAAGTTAGGTTCAACTTCTTGGTTGTTGTTACGGCTGAGCCGTACTCATTAAGTGTTACAGTAACCTGTGATGGGTTACCAAGAGCAATAGAGGAAACATCAGAAGTTTCTGTCAATGTACCAGTCGCTGTTGAGAGATCTGAGTAAATGGAGAATACAACTGACGAACCTGGCATTGCTTGCTGTACTGGCTTAACATCAGCCAACGCACGCATCACTGGGATGGAGCGAAGAGCCATACGAACATACTGATCGTACGCACTCTGTACAAGGTTTTGCATTGACGAAATTTGTGTCAATGTACCTGTAGGAATTGCCATTTATCTTGCCTTTCGGATAGGTTCGGTCTTAGAGACCAGACGACCTAATAATTTCATCCAGTTCTTCACGGCTATTTGCATTCATCAACTTACGATGAACGTCTGCTTGGAACTCAGGAGTTGCTCCCTGTTCTACAGCATTGGTCATCCGCTGATATGCAGCAGCCTGCTTTGGATCTACATTAGGTGTTGCCTGGTTTGACTGGGTTTCATAGCCAAATACATCGGCATAATCTTCCAGCCATTTAGATACAGACTCTTCAGTTGGGTCTATATCCTGTGGGATAAATGAAGCAATTTTGCTATTTACCCCGCGACTAGCGAGGGCATCTTTGATTGCTCGTTCTCTGTTGGCTTTTGAGATAGATTCAAACTGAGATTTTAGGTCAGCCAGTTCTTTCTCTTTTTGCTTATTTGCTTTTCGCAACTGTTTGACGAGATCATTACCATCATTTGATGGTGTATCAAAGTCGTCATCTTCGTAGTCGTAGTTGGACATAGGTCCTTCTCCCATTCGTTTTTAGTTTACGTAGACCTCATACAGATTCGGGGGCTTTCTGTATGGCTTCTACTCCTGGTGTTGGTGTCTCTCTAACGGGCCAGTCGTTCCGTTAGCAGGCTTAGTATTGCCCTGCGCGTTCGCGGGCTAGTGCGCCTTGTGCAGCACCTGATGTGCCACCAAATTGCGCTTGTTCAAGTTGAGCAAGTTTTCTACGTTTCTTACCTGCTTCTACAGCACCTGTAGTGCCAAAAACTTCTTCTTCAGCAGTGGTCTGAGTAAATGGACCAAGACCTTGTTTTGCGTAAATATCTCCAAGTTGTGATGCTCTTGGCAGGAACTCTCCGATTGTCTGGTAACCAGCTCGTGCTTGCTCACCAGTCACTCCGTAGCGCTGTAGTTCTTCTGCTCTGGAAAGACCTGTTGCTAGTCCTGCTATCGCAGCACCTGCTCCAATTTCAGCAGCTCCTACCTTACGCTTGATTTCATTTAGAGCCTTATCAGGGTCTAAGGCGTAGGCTAAAATATCTCCACCAGTAATCTCTGGATAGAACTGACGTAGCGATTGGGCTACCTGTGGAGCAGCATTAAGAACGCGACTCTGTGCAGTAATAATACGATCTTCAAGTTCTGCAGCAGATACATCTCCGCCAATAAACTTCTCAAATCCTTCTTGACGGCCCATATCTCCGCGAGTGTAATAAGACGTTGGCAGACCATAGTTACGCATTACATTCTGATACTGGTCTTCAAGACCAATATATTCTGCCTCAGATAAAGCACGTAGACCTCTTTGAATACGAGATTGATTAGCAGCAAAACGCTTCTTATAGGCATCAGTATCTCTTAGGCGCAAAGTAAACTCTGCTGGAGATAATCCTTCTACAATAAATCCTTGCAATGGCGCTACTAAAGCGCCAAGTCCATATTGGTTAAATTGTTCAAATAACAAATTGTAGGCAGACTGTCCTTGACGGCGCTTTTCTTCTGCAGCCGCTTGTGCTGCCTGTTGAGCAGCAAGCGAGGCAGAACTAGAACCACTGCCAAGATTGTAATAAGAATTTCCAGCAACGGTAGCGCTATTTATCTTTACTGTACTTCCGTCAGCAAAGACATACTCATCTCCACGAGTAAAAACAATTTCTGGATTTCCAGTTTTTGGATTTACTACTTCTGTTATTGTGGCAGTTTCACCAGTGTATGGATTGTAACCAGATTCAATAGTTGCTGCATCATCAGAAAGACCACGTGCCTTAGCAGCATCAAACGCTTTTTTAGCGGTTGCAATATTTATTGCAGCACCACGAGAAGTTCCTTTTACGCCTTTTGCATTTAAGTCCGCAATAACAGCAGCATATTCTTCTTCTGTCATATATGGTCTATTGCTTTTTTCTGCTGCTTGGTAGGTATCTCCATAGTAACCAGATCTATTTACGCCACCACGAGATTCATAGTATTGCTCTGGTGTCATACCTTGGAATTTGGCATTGGCTTCAATAACTGATTGAGTCTCAGGATTTAATTTTTCAAAAGGAATTGCCTTAAATGTTGTTTCAGCCATTACTACCCCTGGAATCCGAAGTCACGAAGTACATTAAGAGCTACGCTAGATACTTCTTCTCTAGCATTATCGGTATACTGCCAGCGTGGGTCTTTACGGACTGCACGTTGGAAATCATAAAGAGACATTTCTTTGTCTTGTCCATAGGCGCTACGCAGTAGCGGATCATCTAGGCTAATAGCATCTGGAGTTAGCTCTAACAGGTTAGCCATACGAGTTCTATATGGAGCATAGATATTATCTAGGTCTAGACCTTCATCAAGCAAGGCTCCTACCTTTTCAGGTAGACCTAACTTAGCTTGCTGTCTAATAATGCGGGCAAAGTCATCAAGAGATTCACCTTTAGATATACGCTGTAGCCAGCCATCTAACTGCAAGCCAAAGTCTTTTTCTAAGTTGAAACCATTAGCACGGGCAACACCACGCAGACTAGATAGAGCATCGCCTATTTCACCTGCTGCACCTTTAGCAGATATACCGCCAGCAAGTTCGTCAAAGATAGTTTCATCATCAATACCATCTTTGTAATACTTCTCAAGGGTTGCATCATCTGCTTTTAATCCACGCTGTGCAAGTTGGCGTTTGATATTTACAAGCCAAGACTTTAATTTTTCTTTGTAAAGAGTATCGTTTTCAAACTCCATCAAGATGCGATTTTGTGCATCTGTATCTAGACGACCCCACTTAGATTTATTCCAAAGGGTGTCAGCAAGAGCTTGATTACCTGCAGCAAGCGCTGCTTTTATCTCACGTAACTCTGCTCCATAGATTGGATGGAATTGTAGCGCTTCAAATACGCCATACTTTCCAGTAAACATACCTTCAAAGATTCCAGTCTTTGGGTCTATCTTTGGCATACCTTCTGCTGTTTTAGCGGCTGCAGCTTTAGCGGCTGCTTGCGTTCTCTCGTCTATTTCAGCCACTAGCGTCCACCACCCATCTTACCAAATGCCCAGTTAGCAAAGTCAAGGTCTTGCTTGCGTTGAACTGATAATGGATCTGCTTCTTCAACTGCAGAAGTAATTCTTTTAGTAATTTCTTCTTTAGAAAACTCAGGAGTTTGAGTGGTAACAGTTTCCATTTTACCAGTTTTAGGGTTTTTGACTTTTTCAACAGTGGTTACAATACCCTTACTATAAAGTTTATTGATACCGCTTACTAAATCGTTATACCAATCTTCGCTTCTGTCGGTATCTTGTAAAGTACGCCCTGCTCTTCTTTGTAAGATTTCATCAATATCTGCATCAATCTCATCCTCAGTTACCTGATATACTTGACGAGAAGGAAGGGCTGGACCCTTCTTCTTCTTGCCACTTGAATACCAACCAAGATATTGCTCTGGAGTAATCTTTTGCTGACCGTTAGATGTGGCATACCAGTCAGAAGCGCCAGCTACAGATATGTCCCATAAGGCACGAGCTTGAATAGGGTCTGTGCCAAATCCATTTTTACGCAAAGCTGTATTCCACTTTTCGCGTAGTTGAGCATCTGTTAGGTAGCGGGCTTGGGCCTGAGCCGTAGTCTCTGTAAGGTCTTTAGTTGATGCCTTAACAGTATATGTTCCACCTGTAGGACTTTGAGTTGTGTAACCAGGAACCTTTTGAGAACCAAGATATACTTGACCTGTATAAGCGGTAGCGTAACCTGTTTCGCCAGCTAAACCCGAAGTTAATCTATCATAAGCACTCATTAGAAGCCTTTCCTCAAATCATCTCTTTCAAGAATACGTGTATAAATTCTATTGAAGGTGACATCTTTATCAATAAGTTCTCCAATAAATTCATCCCATACTGCTTTGATGTCAGCATTATTTGCGTTATCTAGAGATTGGCTTTCACGGGTTGCAAGAACCTGTCTAACTCTTTCTCTTCCAGCCAGATATTCAGCCATAGTCTTGATATCTGAACGTTCTTTTAGACGAGAATCATTAGTAATATCTTTTGCATATCGCAAGAAAGTATTGACTTTGTTAATATCAATTTTACCTCTAGCGTCTGCCCAATCTCTATTCTCTGTTTCAAGATCTGCAATGAATTGTTGCTTTAGAAGTTTCAAATCTTCAGCGCCTGCAGATTCTAGGCTTTTTAGACCGCGGGAGATACGAACTGCTTCTATTTTATCAATACCTTTGTTGTAAGTAATCCAACCTTTTTCAACTTTGGTATCTCTGATAGCCTCGTAAGCATCTTGAGACTCACGGAATTTAGTAGTGCTGCCTGGGGCAACAGCTAATTCGCGTTGCTTCCTGTATACAGCAGGTGAAAATTCTCCAGCATTGGCATCACCTACAATAAACCAACCGAACTCTGGATTCTTTGAAATTAAATCTTTATATTTCTCTGCTCTTTCATCTGCCTCAATAGTTGCACCAACGCCAGTATTATTCTTTGATAATGAGGTAGTAAAATAATAGTAGTCATCGCCATACATTTGATAGAATTTTTCAGTCGCTGTAAGTGGGTCTTCTTCACGCAATCTGTGGTATTCATCAATAAATACTTGGTAAGGACTACGGGTATTGGTAGCAAAAGGCAGTGTTAAACGAGATGCTACATCAAGGGCTAATATCTTACGAACTTTATTATTGATTTCTTTTGCAGTAGGAACTGTATCACGCAAACCTGCATCATATTTAGCATTCTCTTCAGCAGCGATAAGAACTGTCAGGTTCTGACGCTGTGGGTCTTCTTCGTCAAATAGCTGTAATGCTTTACGGGCTGCAGCAGATTGAACAAGAAAATCTGTCCATCCTGTGCCTTGTGGCCCATACGGAAGAACTTCTTTAGTTAAGAAACTTTTTTCTAACTTAGGATTTCTTTTTACTATAGCCGATAACGGGGCCTGAACAAACCATCCAGCGCCTGGATTCCACCAAGCACCACCTTGGAAAATTAGGTTTAATGATGGTTTTGGAATAGCACGAGGACGGTCACCGAGACCTAAACGACTAGCCCATTCGCCAGGAATGTTAATGTATTTAATTCCATCGCGTTCTTCAACCATACCCATACGATCTGGTGATTCATAAATTGTTTGTAGTTTTCTTATCACAGATGGGTCGTCAACAACAATCTTGCCCCATTTTTCTATAACATCTGCAAATGCACCAAAGAATGGGAAGATATAACGCATAGTAGATGCTGCTTCAACGCGCTCTGATGTATCATAAAGAGTACGGCGCATCTGTGCTCTTGCCCATTGACGGGAGTTAGATTCAAGTTTACGTAGATACAATGCTGGAATTTCATCACCAGGATATGTGTCAATGGCGTTACGGACAAGGGCTTCTAGGCGCTTGCGGTATAAGTCTACGAATAGTGGATTACGAACTAGAGCTCTTTCAGGAGCCTCACCCACAAGGTTATAGAAACCTTCTTGAAACCTAGACCAGCTCCTAGCCATACTTGATGTGCCATTAGCATTAGATATCTGTGCTGCATTTATACTAGGACGATCTACTGCATTAGCAAAGAATAACTTAATATCATCAGCATTTATTGCACGGTCTGCTGATACACGGCGTAATCCAGCAGCAAATGCAGGAAAAACATTATCAATATTTTCTAAGTTTGCCTGAATAATGTCATCTACTTCACGGCCTAAAGCAAGGTTACGTAGAATCCTGCGACCTTCTGGGTTCTTCAAAAGAAATGTTCTAGCTTCTGCAACAAGAGCCTCGCGGGGTTTATCTTGTAACAGAATACGAGTAAGTTTGGAACCGCGAATTTGACGATTCACTACACGGATGTAAGCTTGTTCCCAACCTTCATCATTTCCGTTGACAATAACCCAGTCGCCTGTAGTTTCAAAAGAATTACGGAAAGCCTTGTTAGCCTCAGTGAAATGGTCATCAACAATCTGCGAAGCATTGGTAATAAACCTATCGCGGATGAATGCAGCCTGTTGCGGGGTAGCGCCTAAAGCATCTTCAACAGTAATTACTTTATTGCCAATACGAATCTCGTTTAGACCCATACCAAATTTGTCAATTACTGGTACTTTTCCAGCAAGCATTGCATCAATTTCTGCAATTTGTCTAGCAATAAGTTCTGGATCATCGGCAACATCCATAAGAGCTTCAAGTTCTTGCTTCTTTGTCTCTAATTTTACGTTATTGCTCCATTTGAATACGTCTTCTGTTGAAGCATTTTTGAATTTAGAGTTAATTATATTTTTTCCTGCAGCTCCAAGGCCATAAGCAACGCGATTCATAATAGCCATAGGTCCAACGGTTGACATAATTCGCATATAACCTTCAGTTACGTTACGAATTGGATATCCAAGGCGAGCTAAAACCTCAAATTTAAGCAATGAGTCAAGCCCATCTCCAATATTCATCAACTTACTTTGAGCAATAGCACCCATTTCGTATGGTTTGCCACGCTGCGCTCTTGTATATCTCATCAAAGAGTTATACATTTGGTCAATATCAAGGGTAGGAAGTTGTCTAAGTAGCTGTGTTTCGTTCAAAGGTAAAGCAACTACGTTAAGAATACCTTCTCCGCCTTCAATAGGGGCGACTTTAGAACCTGCTGGGATGAATTGACCTTCAGGTGTCTTTGTTCCAGCGCCAGTATAAGCACGCTCACGGATTAAGTTACGTGCGCTATTACGGGCTGTGGAGTATTTACGCCAAGCAGCAAGAACATCTTTCTCGTTCGTGAAACCAAACTGGCGAGCAACTGTACTAAATAGTTCTTCTTCTATTTCAATATAAGCAGCAGCTCTAGCATCAGCATCTGCAGCAGATGTATACTTGTCAAATAATTCGTTGCGTTTTTCAGGCGAGAACTCTGCCTGCTTTACATCTGCTTCAAGTTTATCTATTTCTTGTTTAAGGACTTTTGCTTCTTCTGGGGTCTTTGCAACTTGTAACTTAGCCTTTAAGTTATCTACCTTTTCAACGTAAAGTCTTTTTTGCTGTGTTGAAAAATCACGGACTCTGTTGAGCATATTATCAAGAGTCTGAACAGATTGATTATCGGTAAAGTCAATCCAACCGCGAGGGCGTTTATATGCAAAGCCTTGCAGGAAACGAACTACTGGACCTGCTGCGCCATTACGAAGGTCTGTAAACTTTTTACCAACAGCCGTATCATCTGAGAATGTTAAGAACTGGCGTGCTTTAGTTGTAACGCCAAAACGTGGCACAGCATTAGGGCTTAAAGAGCCAGCAAGATCTAAAGTTTTATATGTATCATCAAGTTCTGTTTGTAAGGTCTTTAGAAGTATCTGGTTTTTCTCTAAGTTATCACCCTGATTAACAAGGTCCATAGTTAATTGACCTGTTACTTTATCGGTTGATGAACCTAAATACTTAGCTGCAGTAATTTCGTCTTCAAGATTTGCAATACGTGCTGCGATATCTTCGTGGCGAGCAATAAGGTTTCCAGCCGCTTGAGCGTCACCCTGAGCCCATAAAATAATATCTGCTTTTGCTTTATGCCTAGTTGCTACGTCATCAATCTTGTTTGCTTGAGCAAGCACATCTGCAAGAGTTGCAGGATTAGCAGATTCACGAATTGCCTTAATGCGGAATAAATCTGCTGTGCCTAAGCCATCGGTATCTTCAACAAATTTCTCAAAGTTGGCTTTTACCTTTTTTGCTTTACGAGTTGTTGTTTCGCCAGCAAGGGCACTCTTTACATATCCGACACCTTCGGTTGCATAACCAAAGGCTTTTACTGTCTTAGCAACTTTTCCACCAATAATAAATGGATCAATAACAAAGCGAGCAATAACATCAGTAGTGAAAGATGACCAACGACCAAATGTTTGTTCACGGAATGCTTCTTCTGCTTGTTCTTTTTGATAGATATCAAAGTCATTAGCAGCAAAAAGCAGGTGGTCTTTAATAAACTTTTCTGCTTTATTGCGACTCTTACCTAGAGTTGCTGCATTAAAAGCATCTTCTACTAAATCAAGTGGTTGACCAACAAGAGTCCTTACAAGAGCGCGACCAGGAGATACCGTACGGGCAGCTTCCCAAGATTGACGGATTTTGTTTGTATCTAATCCTTTGCCTTCGTAAAGTGGATTAGTTTCCTCACCAACAAGTAAGCCAAAAGAAACTCCTTGGGCTGCAAGGTTGTAAGCCTTTTCTAATTTGATAAATAATTTACCCCAAAATCCAGGTGGCTTAGCTTCTTCAGCGCGATAAGCCTGTTGACGGCGATAAGCATCAATAAACTCTTGACGGCCTGTAGGATCTAAAGCCTTTGCAACATCCATAGGCACAGCTAAAGAGTTTGGTTTATTACTATTATTGTAAAGTTGATTAAAAGCACCCATTGTGTCAAAGGCAGAAGGATTATATTTTTTCTGCAATTCATTGTAGATGCTTTGAGCTATTGCGCGTTCGCTCATAGAAGGTTAGCCCTAAGTATCCTTACATAATTACGGAATGCTTGAGTTGAATTAGGAGACTGAGCCATTACTTCAAATGCTGGTAAATAAGATACAAGTCTCTGTAAGTCACTATCGGTATCAATATTTGGAGCGTTAATACCAAGAACTTCTGGTCCTGGACCTTCACCCATTGCAATACCTGAAGTGATTGGCTCACCTGGTCGCTCTGATGGAGCATACAATGGAGTAACTTGGCTTGGAGCCATACCCATCTCGCTACGAGATGTTGGACGTACATCGGCAGTCTTGGCTAGTGGAGCGCCTGCTTTATTAGCGGCGTTCTCAACACCTGAGCCATACTCTGTTGATTGGAATGATAAACCATCTGTTCTCTTGGAGAATTTACCAGGTCCTGATACACCTGCCATAGGCCCTCTAGCCATTTGGATCCTCCATCTTCTCTAAATCTGATGTGAACTGTTCCCATACTCTGGAAACTTTTGTTGTTCTATTTGCGTGATACACTGCTAAATCTAAAAGTTCTGATGCAAGCATCTCTACGGCTCGCACTATATTTACAAAGAAACCTGATACAACTACTAAAAAATCTGCAAGAGTGACAGAGCGTGGTACATAATCTTTGTTATCTTCCACGCTCTATCCTCTCAACGAGTAACACTAAGCCTTCTTGCCTTTACGAGCTTTGCCAGCATATCCAAATTCAACCTTGCCACCTGGCTTCTTCATATCCTTCTTGCCTTCGGTTGGCTTAGCCATTGGAGCCTTTGCACGACCACCTTTTTTCATTTCACACCTCCCTTACCCTGCAATAGATGCGAGTAATGACGCTATATCTGGACGAGAGCCAGCAGCAGGGGCCGCACCCATTTGTTCTGGAGTTGGCTGCGAGGCAGGAACGGGGGCCATACCTGCTGCTGGAACTTCTTCGCCCATTGGAACTTCTGGTGCTGGTTCTGGGGCGAATACTTCTTCAATTATCGTCTCAAGTTGTTTACCTTTTTGGCGACCCTTAATAACCTCGGCGATTCTTGAAACAATCTGAGAAGGATCTTGACCTTGGGCAGCAAGTGCTGGAATGGTCTGAGCATACTGAGCAACAGCAACGCGCAAAGAATCACGCATCTCTTCAATATCCACACGCTGCTCTTCTTGAGTGACATTCAACTCCATAGGGATTTCTCTACGTACATAATCTCTTGATACGAGTTTGTCGCTTCGCATCTGTAGTAAGGCAATGATGGCATTGTTTGGATTCATACCAGACATAATGCCGTAACGAACATCTACACCATATTCACCAGCAATCTGACGAGATGGCACATACTTCATATTAAACGGAGTACCGTCATCTACACCTTTGATTTCCTTGGTCATAGAACCAAAGATTTTCTCATCTACCTCAAAGCAGAGAGATACCAATTCGGTAAATAGTCTTGCAAACTGTGCTTGTGCTGCACGCACCTGAGTATCAAAGCCAGCCTGTAGCGCTTGAACTCCGCGACCTGTAATGATTGAAGCATCAACGTTACCGCTACGAACTTCTGGATAACGAGAACCTAGACGTAGTTCTCGCTCTAGAACGCCAGATTCTGTAAAGACTCCTGGCGGAAGTTCTAATGGGACACGGCGGATACCTTGCGGATTAGCAGAACGCATAATAGCGTCAGGGCCAAGTGCTAGTTCTTGCACATCTTGCGGAATAGCAATAGGTGCTTGGATAGATTTCTCTGCTGCTTGAATCTGTAATACTGCAAAGCGTGCTCTAGCAAGTTGTACTGCTAGAACATCATCAAACTGACCGCGTGCTTCTCCGTCTAGGGATGAACGAACAGCAACGCGGGCTAAGCATTTACCAATGGCATTAGGTAAGTTAGATAAAATTAAGTTGTTACGATCTGGAACATAGATTAAATCTTGGTCCTTATCGTGGTAGCGAATCATTGTGATGTAAGGAGAACTACTGATATAACTCTTGTTAGTAATGATTTGATTGTAGAACTCTGGATATTGCATTGCTAGAGATTCTGCATCAGTATTTACTACCTGAGTAATTGAGATACAGCGACCAAAGCGGTCCATCTCAGGATATACTCCAAAAGGATTTAGCAAGCGGATGCGTGGATTATTAGTTTCGTAATCCATCTCTACCATTGCTGGTAGCATTCCATAAGTATTAAACCAGTCAGCACCTTGATACATTTGAATTTGGAGTTCAGAACCTGATACAAAGTAGTTGGCAATACGAGTTCTAGTATCAGCAGCCTTACGTGCGCTATCTGAAACCATATTGGTAGCAGCGCAGTTAAAGGATGGTAGTGGTGCCATAACCTCTGCGAGGTCACGAGCGGCTACATCTACAAAGTTAGCAACCAGAGGTTTTGGGTACTCCTCAGAGAACATAGCAGGATAGACCTTGCTGATGTCTCCTTGACGCACGGATAGCACATCGCGCATACGTTGATCACGCGCTGAGTACTTAGTCTGTAGCCGTGCTACCTTAGCAATAACCTCTTTGGTTGTAAGCATTTGTCCTTACTTCTTTTTTGTTTTTAATTTAATAATAGGCTTACCCTTGCTTGGGCCAATCTTTACATCGCTGTCGCCTGGGTATCTTTTATTCTTAGAAGGCACTTTCTTCTTCTTAGATAAGTAATCGTCAAGTGTTGGTTTCTTGTTTGGCATTACTTCTTCTTTGCCTTCTGTGTTAGTTTTTTTGCTGTTGCTTTTTTAGCAGTGGTTTTTACAAGTTTATTTGGGTATCTATCAACTCTTCTTCCGCCACCTTCACCTGTACCAAATACAGTATTGCTGCCTGTATTTTCTCTCATACCACGAATTTTTGCGCTTGCTTTCTTTTCACTAGCTCGTGCTTTATTTCCTTTAGCAGAGCTGGAATAACTTAATTGACCTATTTTTGGCATTGTATCTCCCTATATGAATTGACGTTGTTGTTCGGCTAGTAGTTCGTCTATGTTTACTACCAGACGCTTGCCTCGTTCATAGCGAGACAAAAATGGATTCTTTAGATGATGTGTGGTATGTATTCCGTTGTTAAGCCATTCTCTGGCTTTAATCTCACAGAACCATAACGCCATCACCATATCGGTCTTACCCTTAGTGGTAGGTGACCAAGTGATTAGTTGCTCTATTAGAGCCTTGATGTTTTCGGTTTGATCTGATGGGAGATGAATAATGTTATCTCTGTGATGCTTACCATCTTGCTGCTTAGTTCCAAAGAGGGTAGACATAGAAGCTACACCAAAGCCTGCATCCCATTTGTTATTACCAGTATGATGTTCTCTAAGGACTGTTCCCTTAGATGCAAGGAACTGACGGATACCTTCATCCTGAGTTAGGAAGGACTGGAAAGCGTTACGTTCTACAACCCATTCAGCGGGAGCATAGACGTTGGTCCAATCAATAATCAACTGTCTAATTTGAGCTGGTGTTGGTCTAGTAATCTTGATAGCATCTACAATGTAGCGCTTATGAGTTACACGATCTACGCCGTAGCAGATAGCGGCGGTATCACCAACCATTGCAGGGTCTAGTCCACATACAAAAGAAAAACCAGTTAAATCTTTAGGATGACCTGGTGCTCCCATCTGGAGACGACCTGACCTTCGCATTCCATCAATAGAGCCCTTTACGCAAACAGGGTCAAAGGTGGCATCATCTGAAACATCTTGTTGCTGATAAACTAAAGCCCAAGTTTGAGCATCCATAGCTTGACGTTCTGCATAGAGATGCTTACCGTTCCAGCGAGGATAGAGGCCTTCATCTGTCTTATCAGAGTCTTTCTGCCCATCAAAGGGTTGGTCTGAGTAAGGCCAGAGCGTTACCCACTTGGTGGGGTCCTCATTGGTTTCAAGTAAAGCTGGCATAGCCAGATATGTCCAAGGGACCAGACCACCAGGGTATCTATCAGGAGAGCGTAGTTCTTTGTATAAGTCTACAGAGGCAACGCGGGTTCCGATAACAATTAACTTACCAGTAGGGTTAAGACGGGATCTAACATCTTGGGTAAGCCATCTAATCTGCTTTTCAAATTCATTTGCATTCTTCAAGGTAACAGCGTCATCAACAATAATCATATCGGCACGCTTACCGTAAATCTGACCGCCAATACCTACAGCTTCTAGGTTTGGGTCCTTCTCAGATGATTCCCTGAGTTCATCACCGAAGGTGACTCTAGTAGTAGTCCAGGTAGCAGACTTAGAGTTAAAGCCGACTCCAGCGGCGTAAGCCTGCTGAAGGGTCTCATACATCGGATGGGTAAGTCTTTGCTTGATGGCATATAGGAAGTCTGCTGCAAGCTGCTGAGTCTGGGATACTATCAAGACTCTAAAGTTAGGATTCTGGACTATCTTCCAAGTTACATAATCTACGGTAATCGTAATTGACTTGGCGTGGTTCGGTGGGATATTGATAAGGATACGGTTATCTGCAATACCCTTTTCAAACTTCATAGCGGGATGGTGCCAGGAAGGGTCTCTTCCCTCTATAACATCTGCTAGGTTCTGCTGGTGGGGGAAGGTAGTCTGATGAAGGAACTTCTGGCGGAACTCGGCGAAGCCGAGGTCGTGGACATCGGTAGCTGCAAAGTTCTTAGACCTTAACCCTAGACGGGTTCTATCAACTTTATCTGCGAAGACCTTATCGGATCTGCGGTAGTATTCATAAGTCTTCATAGACTTACCAGCTTCACCGCAAGCCGTCTCTATAGTCATACCTTCTGCTACAGCGTTAAGGATTACCCGCTTTGCTATATCAGCAGTGTTATTAGAAATAGCAGGCTCCTAAATTTTGGTAGATTACACCCAACTAAATGAGGCGACTTGCGCCTCGTCATCGGGCTTGGCGCCCGAGCGAGCCTCAAGCGAAGTGAGGGGTAAGTCCGCTACAGCCCTTAGAGGGGCGTAGCGTGAGCGTAGCCCGCAGTTAGCTACAACCGTTCCGCTAACTGCTCCTATACTGTATTAGGCGGGAAAAAATACCCATTTCCCGCTTTCTGTAAATAAATCTTTTATTTGTGACAGACATCACAGATAAATACGGACAAACTAGGACAGTGGTGATCAAGGTTCACTTTAGGAAAAAAACTTTGTTGGGGACTATAGGCCACCACGCCCCCAGTTTAATCATCTGGGGTCGCCCCTTATGCCTAGAGAATAGACCCCTATGGGCAAGGCTTAGAGATAAAGGCTAGGTAGGTGGCCTCTGTGGGGCTATTCCTCCCTTCC